ATGGATGATCTCTTCAATGTGAGAACCCTCACCACGGCGGTGAACAACCTGAAAGCGCCCAAGCGGCCGATCTTCAGCCGGCTTTTCGCCGACAAGATGCACATGGAACCATCGGACCGCCTGGCTTTCGACATCATCAGCGGGTCCGAGGGGATCCTCAAGAACATCTCGGTCTACGCGCCGGCGCAGGTGACCGAAAAGACGGGCCGGAAGACCGTGACCGTCCAGGCTCCGAGGCTGGCCCCGAAACGGTTCATCCACACGGCGGAGCTGAACGGAGTGCGCGCCTACGGGGAGCAGGCGGCGTTGGAGCTCCTGTCCAGCCGGATCAACCGAGAACTTACGGACATGCGCAACATGGTGGACCGGACCCTGGAATACTGGGCCTCCACGGTGCTCCAGGGGAAGATCCTGGACGAGGACGGCGCCACGCTCGTGGACTACAACATGGACGCGAGCCACAAGCCGACGCTCTCCACGCTGTGGACTGCGGCGGAATCCAACCCGATCAACGACATCCGCTCCTGGAAGCGCCTCATCGAGCAGGACCACGGGGGAGAGATCGAGCGATGGATCGCCATTGCTGGCTATTCCGCGATGGACGCGCTGCTGTCCAACGAGGCCGTGCTCGGGCTGCTCCGCTACGATTCCGGCCGCACCATCGCGGAGACCGGCGATGTGGAACGCCTGGTGGGATGCGAGATCGTGGAGGTCACCGGGAGCTACGTGGACCAGAGCCAGACCCGCCAGTACTTCGTCCCGGCGGATCGGTTCGTGCTGGTGGGCTACAGCGATGACGCCTTCGACTGCCCCTATGCGCCCGTGGTGGACGAGGACGCTCCCCAGGGCGTTGGGAACCTGGAGCCCGGGCAGTACCTGTTCAGCAAGAGCTGGACGGAAAAGGATCCCAGCGGGCGATGGATCAAGGTGGAGTCCCGGCCGCTCCCGGTGCTGCAGCGCCCCGGAGCCATCGTGTACGCGAAGGTGGTCTAGGGCGTGAATCGTTGTTAGGCGTCAGGCGCACGAAGGAACGCCTGACGCCCATCCAAAGCGGGGGTGGCTGGTGGATCACTTCGAGCGCGCCGTTGAGCTGGTGCTGAAACACGAAGGCGGATACGCTGACGATCCGGATGATCCGGGCGGGGAGACCAAGTTCGGAATCAGCAAGCGCAGCTACCCGCACCTGGACATCCGGAACCTCACGGAAGATCAGGCCCGCGCCATCTATCGAAAGGACTGGTGGGACGAACACGGCTACCACAGGATCGAAAATGCCGACATTGCGGCCAAGCTCCTGGATTTGGCGGTGCATGTGGGCCCCTGGCGGGCCCACAAGATGCTCCAGCGGGCCGTGAACGCATCCGGCGGGCATGTGGAGGTGGACGGCTGGTTGGGGCCCAATACGGTGGACGCCGTGAATCGCCACCCGGTGCCGGGCCTGATCCTGGCGCAGCTCCGACTGCAGGCCGTTCGACATTATGCGGATCTGGCCCAGCACGCGGCCCGACGGAAGTTCCTTCTCGGCTGGGTCCGCCGGGCCCTGGACTGAGGCGTTGAGCCATGTCCTATGCAACCCTTTCGGACATCCAACAGGCCGTGCCGGCGGACGTGCTGGTGGAGCTCACGGACGATGCGGGCACGGGCTCCGTGGACGAGACGGTGGTTTCGGCCGCGCTGGATCGCGCATCCAGCGAGATCGACGCCTACGTGGGCGTAAGGTACGCCGTGCCGCTGGAAACGGCTCACCCACTCATAAAGAAGCTCTGCACGGATCTTGCCGCCTACTACCTGTATCTGCGCGTGGGCAAGGTGAGTGATGCGCTCCAGCGCACCTACGACAACGCCGTGCGGCTGCTCAGGGACATCAGCAAGGGGATCGTGAGCCTGGGAGCCGAGCCGGAACCGGATGCGCCCGGGCACATGAGGATCACCGTGCGGGCCAGGCCTCAGGTGTTCGGAGCCGAGGAGCTGGATCAGATGCCGTAGGGCGTAAGGCGCGACAAGGAGACGAAACATGGAATTTACGACCTTGCAAAAGAAGCCTGGCTACAAGACGACGGAGTTCTGGGTGACCTCCGTGGCGCAGATCATCGGCATCCTGGCGCTCTTCGGCGTTATCGAGCCGGCCAAGGCGAACATCCTAAGCGATGCCCTGGTGCAGGTGGTGGGTGGACTCATGGCGGCGCTGAGCGCCCTGGGCTACTCCATCAGCCGGGGCCAGGCCAAGCGGGGCGGATAACGGGATGGACATTTCGGCCATCGAGGACGCCTTCCTGGAAGCACTGGCGCCGCTCAAGGCGGAAGGCCTTCGGACGCTGGACAGCTACGCGGACGAGATCGGGACGGCCGAGCTGGAGACCGGCACAAGGCGACTTCCTGCCGTGTTTGTGGTGTGGGCGGGGGGCTCCGTGGAATCGGTCAACCAGGCGGATTTGTACACCGTGCAGGTCCTGGTGCTGGTCTGCGACCAGGACTTACGAGGGCAGAAAGCGGCCCGGCGCGGCATCGGCTCCTCTCCTGGGGCGTACCACTGGCTGGATCGCTGCCGGGCTCTGCTCAACAGGGCACGGCTCCTGCCCGGGTGGACGCCGGCCAGGCTCCTCAGGGAAGGTGCCGTTAGCGCTGATGATCGCATGGTGGTCTATCAACAGATCTACGAAATGAAAGCCAGGATGGCATAGGAGGACGGGGGATGGCGGACTATTCCTACATCGGCAGCGGCAAGATCTACATGCGGGACCTTTCCGGATCCGGCGGGCTCCTCGAGATCGGAAACGTCTCCAAGCTCGACATCGGAACGGAGGAGGAGACGAAGGAGCTGCGGGACTACCGGTCTCCGGGAGGCGGCGTCATCAACGAGGTGCGCCGGATCACCGGCGTGACGCTGGCCATGACGCTCCACGACCTGAACGCGACAAACCTTGCGATGTCCCTCTACGGCACCACCGAGGCCGTGGAGGCCGGGTCCGCGACGAGTGAAGTGGTGACGGCGAAACATGACGCGCTGGTTCGGCTGGCACACACCGGCATCAGCAACGTGGTGGTGAAGGACGAGACGGAAACCACCACCTACACGGCCGGCACGGACTACGAAGTGCGCCCGGGCGGGATCTTCATTCTCAGCACCGGGTCCATCGCGGATGGCGCCACCCTGCACGTCGACTACGACTACGGGGCCCAGGACGTGGTGCAGGCACTGGCCGGAGCCCAGGGCACCTACGAGCTCGTGTTCGAAGGGCTGAACGAAGCCCGAAGCGGAAAGCCGGTCATCGTGGACGTCTGGCGGGCTCGATTCGGGGCGGCCGGCACCATCAGCTTCATCGGAGACGACTACGCCGGGCTGGAGGTGGAAGGCAAGGCGCTCAAGGACACCGATAAACCCGCCGGCACCAGTCAGTATTTCCGGGTCACCCTGGCAGAATAGGTCTAGGGCTTGACGTTCACCCGGATGCTGGAGTCCTTCACCAGCACTAGAGCGCGAATCGAAACAGGCCTGGAGGGTCGCCCCAAGGACCCGAACACACACGCAAGCAGGGACAGCACCCCTCCGGCCAGAGCCCCGAGGCAGGCAAGCCCAAGCGCCAGGTGCACCCAGTCCGGGTGCTCAGCCATGATCCAGGTCAGGACGACCACCAGGGCCGCCGTCCAGCAAACCCAGCAGGCGGCGGCCTTTTTCGATGGGCACTGTGCAGGCCTCCTTCTCCTTGGGGCCGGCACTCCGTGAACGCTCCTAACGGGAAGCAAGGCTGGCATGGCGAACCCCTATAAGCTTTCCATCACCATCTCCGCCGACACCCGAGAGGCGGTAAGCAACGTGGACCGCCTCAATGAGGAGTTCGGCGATCTCCTAAGGTCTCTCGGCAAGACCCCGGAAGACATCCGCGCCTTCTCCAAGCTGGCCCAGGATTTCATCGTCACCGGCAAGGCGGCCGATGACCTGGACCGAGAAACCCGCCAACTACTGCAATCTTACCGTAATCTCGTGCACGTCGCCAAGAGCCGGGACATCCTCGGCCTGGTGCCGCACCAGGACATCGCCCGCCAGATCCGGGAGGTGGAAGAGGCCTTCGAGACCCTGAAGCGGTCCGGGGTGCTGAGCCAACAGGAAATCGCCCAGGCAGCCGTCGCCACCCAGCGCCGGATCGCCGATCTCAAGCGCCAGACCAATGATTTCGCCGGGGCCCTGCAGGCCGCAAAGGCGGAATTGGCCGGGTTGGCCGCCGCCGGAGGTGGGCTCACCTTGGCCATCCGGCAGGCGATGGATTTCGAATCCGCGATGGCCGAAGTGGCCAAGGTCACCGGCGCAACGGACCAGCAGATCCAGCGGCTCGGGGACGAAATCAAGGATCTCACGCGCACCATCCCCATGTCCGCCGACGAGCTGGCACGGCTGGCCGCGGCCGGGGGGCAGCTCGGCATCCCCATCCAACACCTCCGTGAATTCACCGAGCTGGCTGCCCAGATGGCCACGGCGTTCAACATGGGCGCCGACGAGGCCGGCCAGGCCATCGCCAGGCTCATGAACGTCTTCAACCTCACTCTGGAGCAGGTGCAGTCCGTCGGGGACGCGGTGAACACCCTCGGAAACAACATGGCCACCACCGAGCGGGACATCGTGGAGGTCATGACCCGCATCGGAGGACAGAGCCGGCAGTTCGGGCTTGCGGCGGACCAGGCGGCGGCTCTCGGCGCCGCCATACTGAGCCTGGGCAAGACCCCGGAGGTGGCCGCCACCGGCATCAACGCCCTGCTTGCCAAGCTCCAGACGGCCAAGGTCGCCGGCAAGGACTTCCAGGAGGCGCTGCAGCGGATCGGCATCGACGCCGAACAACTCGCTGCGTCCATCCGCGAGAACCCCCAACAGGCCCTGGTGGAATTCCTCCGCACGCTGCAGCGGATCGAGCCGATGGCCCGATCCGAGATTCTTGTTAAGCTCTTTGGCTTGGAATATCAGGACGACATCAGCGCTCTCATCGCGAGCCTGGGCCAGTACGAACGGGCCCTGGGGCTCGTCTCCGACCGGCAGCGCACCGCCGGCGCCATGCAGGATGAATTCAAGCGGCGTCTGCAGACCACAGAGACACAAATCCAGCTGCTCGCGAATTCCGTGGAGGCCATCGCCATCAACATTGGATCCACGTTTCTTCCGGCGGTAAACCGCATCGCCGGAGGGCTGTCGGACGCCTCCCGGGCCATAGCGGATTTCGCCGAGCGGTTTCCCTTGATCACCCAGTTGGCCACCACGTTGGCCACCGTGGCGGCTGCCGCAGGAGCGCTGCGCGCGGCCTTTTTGGCTGCCAGGCTGGCGGGAATCTCCTTGGGCATGGATGCCGGCAAGGCCATCGCCTCCATGAATCTCCCCATCGACCAAGCCATCGGAGCCCTGGGTCGTCTGAATTCCGCTTTCGCCGTCATCAGCGCCTTCCTGGTGGGTTGGGACATCGGGAAGTGGCTTTCCGATGAGTTCGAGATCGTGCGAAAAGCCGGCGTCTTCATGGTTGAGACGCTGGTGAAGGGCTTTGAGTATCTGCGCTATGCCTGGGAGGTGACCCAGGCCGTCTTCACCGACGACACCATCGACGAAGCCACCCGGCGCCACGAGGAACGCCTGCGGCAGATGTCCACCATCTTCAATGAGATGTACCGGGAGGTGGAAGACGGAAGCTGGAAGGCGTCTCAGAGTGCCGCGCAGGCGGCCCAGGCCTCGGCCGATTCGGCCCAGCAGATCGTCCGAGAAACCGCCCAGGCCATGCAAGAGATCATGGCCCAGGCCGGCGGCGCGGTGCAGGCCCAGGCCGCGGACGTCACGACTCAGTTGGGCTCCATCGTAGCGAGCGGTGAGGCGGCGGCGGAATCCCTGGATCAGGTCATGCAGGCCGCCCTGGCCGAGCGGGACTACACTCAGATCGAAGCCCTGGTGCTCGGGCTCGACAAGGTGCGGATGCTCGGCGAAGAGGCCGCAGCCACCGTGGACCAGCGGCTGGCCGCAGCCCTGCAGAAGCTGTCGGCACAAGACCTGGCCGACTTCCAGACGAAGGCCGAGATCGCCTTCCAGTCGGCCGGCAGAGATGCGGCGGATTTCGCCTGGGTCCTGGAGGCCGGGGTATCCGCATCGCTTGCGAAACTCGGCGTGGACGTGGAACGGTTCCGGTCCGGCATGACCGGCGCCGAAAAGGATGCCGTGACCCTCTTCGATTCCGTGGCGTCGAGCGCCACGGCGTCATCCGACATGATCCTGGCCGCCTTCGAGGCGATCATAGGCAAGGTGCAGAGCATGGCGGCCATCGACGCCCTGAGGGCGCAGCTCCAGGACCTCGGGGCCTCGGGGGCCCTGTCCGTCGATCAGGTGGCCCAGGCCATGAGGCGATTGGACCAGGCGGCAGGCGATGCGGCCCGTGCCCTGGATCCCGTATCCCAGGCAATGGAACGCCTGGGGGTGGAAAGCGCTGCGGAGCTGGATCGTCTGGCGGAGCAGGCCCGCCGTGATTTCGAGACCATTCGCGATTCCGGGAAAGCCACGGCCGGCGAGATCGCCCAGGCCTTCGAGGCCTATGCCCGCGCCGCCATGAAGGCGGCTCAGGCCCACGGACAGGCCCAGGCCGTGGCCACCGCCGAGACCTTGGAATCCCAGCGGGCCGTGTATGGGCTCCGCGAAGAGCTGGAAAAGACGGGCCGGGTGGGAGAGGAGGCCACGCAAAAAATTGCGGACGGCATGAAGGACGTCTCCGCATCGGCCAAGCAGGCGGCGGAGGCCGTGAAGGATGCCGGCAAGGCCGCCCGGGAAGAAGCTGAAAAGTCCAAGGAGGTCACCCAAGTAACCCGCATGGCCGACGTCGTGAAGGGATGGGAAGCTCTCTCCGATGCTGGGAAGCGAGAGATCGAGCGCCTGTCTGATGCCGTCGTACAGGAAAGCTACAAGATCCTCGGACAAGGCGGTTGGGCATTCAAAAACTACTCCCTGGAACGGTTTCGGCAGACGGCAAAGGAGGTTTCCGATGCCGTAGCCGAGCTGGATCGCCTGCAAATGCAGTTCGACGCCACGGGGGTCAACGATCTCATCGCCAAACAGGTCCAGCAGATCGTCTCCCAGTTCGGCGGATACATCAACTTGCCCCAATACTCGGTGGTGGAAGCCGTCGAGAAGGCGCAAGGCCAGGTTCCGGCTCAGAGACAGGCTGTGCCCACGGACCCGGGAGTGCCGGCCGCGCCGGCCTCCCCTGCGCAGGTCGCTGCCGCACCGGACACGCGCAACGTGGAACGGTTGCTCACTGAAATCGCAGGATATGTGGAACAGATCGCCCGCCGAGTAGCGTCGGCCTCTGTTACGCCGGAGCAATTGGCGTCCGCCGTGCTGGGCGGGCTGTCGGCTGTGTCCGTGACATCGTAGGAGCCGGCCCATGAAACTGGATGGAATCACACTTCCGGAAGGACTCACCTGGTCGGACCGCTACGACTGGACCCCGGTTACCCAGTCGGTGGAGATGAGCGTGGCCGGCACGCTCATCATCCAGGAAGCCGCCCAGGCGGCCGGCCGGCCCATCACGCTCACGGCGGCGGGCGGCGAACACTGCTGGATTTCCAAAGCCGACCTGGATCAGCTCTACGGGCTCACGTCCGATGCCGGACGCACCATGACCCTGGAGCTGGCTCCAGGGGACGTGCGGCAGGTGATCTGGCGCCGAGATAAGCAACCCATCGAGGCCAGGCCGGTCCTGGAAGTGACGGACCCGGCGGACGATACCTGGTATGTGCTCGCAGCGCTCAGGATGTTGGAGGTGTAGGAATGGCGATCACCGAAGCCGATATCAAGCTCCTCAAGTCGGAACGGATGCAGGACACGGACGACGGCGGCGGGCGCATGACCGGCCAGGAGGTAGTGGACGGCGAGTCCAACAACATCTTTCCGGACATTTCCGAGCTGGACCGGACCTATGGGCGCGTGAGCCTGAGGAAGCTGTTCCCTGCCGTGCTTACGTCGGACACGTCCGTCTATTACGGGGCCAACGTGATCGTGGCCGAACCTCCCGAAGACGAGTTCGTCCACGCGTCCATCTTCCGCATCGCAACGGACGACATGTTTTTCAATGAGCGTGAAGAGGCCAGGAACAAGCTGGAAAGCTACCTGGCCATAGGGCCGGTGGCCCCGATGCGCCTGGTGGGCAATCACTACGAGGGCCAGCGGTCCATCCTGTGCTACCAGCTGCAGTCGGATCCATTGCCGGGTGCCGGGGAAGTGTACGTCCTCAAGGACGACACCCACGAGCAGTACGTGCGGGTGTTGTCCGTGGAGAGCCGGGTCGCCACCTACTATGACGACAAGGGGGCGTTCGAACGCCTGGAACTCACGCTGGAGATCAGCGATCCGCTACGCTACGATTTCGAGGCCGGCTCTGTGTCCCGCTACACCTACTATGACCCTCCCACCAAGATCCACCGCACCAACGTGGTGGAAGCCGTGAGCTATTACGGGGTATCGCCGTTGGCCCAGGCTACGGACCTGGGCGCGATGACCATCCGGGTGGACCGCTACAAGACGCCCCTGGTGCCGAGCACGCAGGCGGAATCAGCCATGTTGGACATTCCGGCCGGGTCCGTGCGGACCGTAGATGTGTCCGGTGGCACCCGGTCGGACACCGTGAACCAGGTGAGCTACACTTACAGCTACGCCATCGAAGATGCCAACCGCCAGTACAACTACGTCTTTCAGCTCACACCCAAACCGGCTCCAGGCACCCTGGAAGTCAGCTACCG